AGTTCGTAACGATCTTACCCGTATACTTACTCANGCTACTGTAGAAAACATTAAAAGCGTATACTATCAGAAAGAAGGTTTTATCCTTACGTTAATGCCCGATGATGACAAGGCTTACGTTTTTGATTTTTCTGTAGGTAAAATGGAGTTTCCTAGGATTACAACGTGGACCTTTAACTTAGAGCCTTTGTCTGCTTTGTACACTTTTGATGGTAAACTTTATTTTGGTACGACTGATTCTTTAGCGGAGTACGATGGATACTACGATGTAACTCTTACGGACTCAACGTCTAGCTTTGGAAATGAAGCAGCATGTACAGCGGCGGGAGGAACTTGGGACGGATCAAAGTGTTGGACCCCAACTAATACAGACTATAGCTGGTTATTTCAAACACCTTGGTCAGACTTTGGAGATCAAGTGTTTGCTAAGATAATTAAGTCGGGATTAATTACTGTTACCGGAGGACAGGGGGCCGCTGCTACTATCCAACTATATAAAGACTATGAGTATGGATCAGCGTACTCTAAAACATTTAACTTAACCAGTGATGCCGTTAATTACCTTTATGGTGCTGGTCCCTCAAGTTCTCAGGCTTCTTTGTACGGCAAGGCTACCTATGCAGCAACGTCTGGTCCCAGAGAATATAAAGTACCCTTAGCAAGAACGGGTAAAACATTTAGAATTAAGATGACTTTTGAAGTCAAGGGTAACTACTCAAGTTTAATCACATCAAACCTCCTTGCGAAAAAAGGAAAAGTTAGGTAATACAGAGAGGATAACATGGCTATAGAATTTTTAGGAAGTTTAATTGGTGGGGGCCTTAGTTATCTAGGGCAACGAGAAGCCTCTAAAGCTGCTTTACAAGCTGCTCAACAACAAGCCGCCGCAACTCAAGCCGCTGCTGCTGGGGCAGTAGAACAGGCACAGCCCTACGGGGTAGGAGGTCTTGGGGGTACGGCACAGTTTGATGCTGATAGTCGAACTGCCTTAATGAATCTATCTCCTGAACTTGCTAACATCTACTCAGGAGCCCTTACGCGAAGTGGTTTGTTTGGTCAACAAGCAGGACAGTATGCAGGGATGGACCCCTTTGCTGCTGGAGAGTTGTTTTATCAACAACAACAGCCATACTTCCAAGAGGAAGAGGATAGGCAGAGGACGAACTTAGAGACCCGCCTGTTAGCACAAGGACGTTTAGGTAGTACAGGGGGCGCACAAGAACAGAGGGCTCTGGAGGAGGCTATAGGGGCCTCTCAGGCGCAACGTAGGACCGCTGGGTTTAACAGGGCTCAGGCGTTGATTGATACTCTTCTTGGACGTGAATCGGGAGACCTGGCTAGGGCCACTGGACTTCTTGATATTCCGCTACAGTACGCCAATGTAGGCCGTGGTATCGGAGGAACTCTGGGACAGGTAGCTGCTTCTGGGCTTGCTTCTCAAGCAGCTTCTCAGGGACTTCTTGCGGCAGTCCAGGGTACTGGTAATCCTCTGGCCTCTGGTCTTATGGGAGCAGGTGGATACATAACAAAGAACTTTGGATACCAACGTCCTAAACAAGCAGGAACGTAACATGGCTATAGTTGTAGACGATAATACTCCAGACTTTCTTAGGGAGTTTTTAATTTCTCAAGGGGTCATTAGTGTTAAGGACACTGAGACAGGTGAGACGGCTGTTGTACCTCTTCAGCCTCGTCGCAGACGAAGACTTAACACTGAAGGGGGAATGGAGGGTGACTTTGAAGAAGGTTCTCCTATAACTACAGCGGCATCAGGGGATCTTAGAGATATATTAGGGGGTTTGTTTTCTTCAGAAGACCCTTATGATCCTGAAGCTAATATGTATTATTCGTTACAAAAAGATCAAACCTCTTTAGGAAACTCTATTCTTGACGGAGCCGCAAATTTATTTACTGGTTTTGGACAATTAGTAGAGGACGGCCTTGGTAAAATTGGTGGTTTATTCAATACTGATGGTAATAACGCTCTTGGTGCATATGGCGGTAATGTACCTTCTAATATAATGGGAAGAATTAATCCTGCTTTTACTGATACTACACTATCAACAGATCGTTTAGTTGGACAAGCTTTAGGAACAGGTTTACTTGGAGCAGCTACTCAGGTTATTCCTGGTGCAAATATCTTTGGACTGGGAGCTAGTCTTTTAGGCAAGATGGGATTCCACCATGACTACAATCCTTCTAGGGACGCTAACTTAAATTTTGATGTAACTTCTGGAAGGTTTGAATGGGACTCTCTTGACCCTGGAGGAGGGGGAGTTCAATACGGTAGCAAAGCTAATGAACAAATGATTATAGACGAAGCAAACGAAAACCCAAATGAAAGGTTTAATGTTACTTGGCAAGACGAAGAAGGTAATCAAAAAACTGGAAATATATCTTTTGGTGAAGCCAAAGATGTTTTAGGTATACTTAACGATCCATTTTTTGCGGGTGATACTCAAGAAGTATGGGACGCTTTTACTCTTTCCGGTCCAACTTTTGGAAGTCAAAAGGGTCTGGGAAATATGTCCAACCAAGATGCTATGAATACTTTCGATGCTGGTATGGGAGGAGATATATGGAACTCAGTGGCCAATTCAGTTTACGACCAAGGAGGAGGCTATAACGATATTCAAGGACCCGCTAGTGCAGTTAGAGCAGCCTATGACTTAGGAGTAGCTCCGACACAAGAAGTTATAGATGCAGCAGTGGGTGCTAAGTTGTCTGGAGAAGAGGAGTGGGATGCTTCAACTATGGCACTGGGTTCAGATCCAAATTTAGATATGAGCATGGGAAATTTAGGTGGTGGCGACAGTGGCGGTGGTGCTGATCCAGGCAATGAGAATATGTTTGGCGGTGGTGATGACGCTGGAAGTTGGTTGTAATAGCTACTACTAGAAAGGAATTTAAGAATGGCTAATGGATTATTTGCAACTAGAAACATAGGCACTCCTGGAGAAATCCAAAGGCTTATGCAGTTGGAACAAGAAAAGCGTATTCGAGACGCTGGTGCTGGTATGCACCCTTTAGTTGCTGCTCGTGCCAGGGCAGGACAGGGTATGCAGGAGGCCATAAGTGGCATGGGTGCCGGACTTACTGGACTTCTTGGGGGTCAAGTACGTATGGACCCTAGGATGCAAGAGGCCGTTAAGAGAGAAAGATTTAAATCAACTTTAATGGAAAAGTACAAAGATGCTGCTTCTGATGGAGACGTATCTTATGAAGACCGTATGGCTATTGCTGATTATTTAGACCGAAATGGATTTCCCAATGAAGCTGAAAAAGCCCGTGCTTCTGCTAGGGCAATAAGAAAAGAAAGCCGTGATGTAAGCAGAGATAAATTTGATAGGGAAAAATTTGGAATAACAACTAGATTAAAAGAATTAGAAATGGATCAAAACCGAGTTCAAGCTAATATGCGAATGGCTATTAGTCAGAATCAACAAGAAGATTTAAAACAGTACAGAAAACAACTTCAGGACATACAACAAGAACGATTAAAGTTAGAAAAAAGAAGGGTTAAAGTTTTAGAAAACAAACCTTCTGCTGGCCTTCCTAAAAAAATAACATCTACAATGGTAACTGCTTTAAGAGGAACATTAGCTAACGAGTTTAAACTTCTTGGTGCCGATAGTAACCTAGGAAATGCACTTCAGAAAAAATATAAATTTTCTCAGGAACCAAGTAAAAATCAAGCTGCTGTTATATTACAAGATGTTGTAGATTATATGAGAAGAAACGGAATTGCGGAAGGAACAGCTTACTCTAAAGTTCTTAAAAGAATGTATAAAGAAGGAGAATTTGGAACTCCTGAAGATGAAAAAAATCCTTCTGGAACAACCAAACCTGAGCTACGTATAAGAAACCAACAAAAGCCGAAGTGATCTTAATGGAAAAAAATTACGTCATAACTGAAGCTGACATAAGAAATACTCCACAGTTTCAAGAATATGGAGTTAAACCTGGAGACGAACTGGACTCCGAGGGTACTTTAATACGTAAATATTCTGAGTACCAAGAACCTCAAGAGTTAGGAGAAGAAATTACGGAGGCTGATATTGAAGTTAATCCTTGGATGCAGGAAGGAGGAGTAGAACCTGGAGATAGATATGTTGAGGGAAAAGAAGTTATTAAAACAAAATCCGCTGACTCTTGGGAACAATTTAAATATCACTATAAAAAAGCAGGAGGTATGCTTGGATATTTAAAAGACATTGGAACTATTTATACGGGCATGGATTTTTATTACGACACTACTCTTAAGAGCGCAGAAGAAAAATATGGGGTTGGCTTTAATGAGGCTTCCCCTGAAGAACGTAGGCAAATGATTTATAGAGCAAGAGAGCGTCAAATTATGGAAGAGTTTGGGTCTACATTCAAACCCAAGCCTACTAGCTTTGCAGGAATGGCTGGTTCTTTTGCTGGAGAAATGGCTGACCCTACTACTTTTATTCCTTTTGTGGGAGGTGTTAAAGGAGCATTTGCTACGGGTGGTGCTTTAGGCGGTGCCTACAGTGCTGCTCAGGACATAGCTCAGAAAGGAGAAGTTGATCCAGGTAAGATGGCAATATCTGCTGGTATTGGTGCAGTTGTTCCTGGCACTCTTGTATTTGGTGGTAAAAAATTAGCAGACAGAGCGGCCAGAAAAAACATGGTTAAAGTTCAACAGGCAGTTAATAATGAACTTGCTAACCTTAGAAAAACAGGTCCTTGGAGTACCATAGATGTCGAAAGTGTTACTAGGATAGCTAAAGAAACAGGAGTATCAGAAAGACAACTAAATAAAGCGTTAGAAAAAAGCAACATGACTTTAGAAAATGTTGCTGATTTTGCTGTTCCTCAAGACTCTGCCACAAAAGCTATAAGTCAAGACAGTTTTATGTCTCGTTTAATTATTCCTGGTCTTGATAAGTTTATGGGAGTGTTGTCTACTCAACTAGAAAACGTAGCTCCTCTTACCGCAACAAAATTACGAAGGCATGAATTTGATTTGGGTCAAGATACTATGCGAGCTATGGATATTATTAGACCATTTCAAGCTAATCTTAAATCAATGGGAGACGGTCCTCTAAAAGCACAACTAGCTAAAGAACTATCAAATGCAGATAGAAACGGTTTTGCTAGGGCTGAAAGTATTATGGAACAAGTAGACCCCAGCATGGTTAAAAACTTTGAGGAAGTAAAAAAGTTACTAGAAAGTTATAGACCTATATTAGAAGACCAGTTTGGAGAAGATGTATTTAAAGGCATAATAAACTTTTTTCCTCGTCGCGTAGATGACCTTAGTGGTTTAAGAAAAACTTTAGACTCTGATAATCCTAAACACTTTGCTCCTTTTAACGAGGCACTAGAAGACTACGCTAAAGAAAAAGGATTTAAAAGCACAAACGATATACCAGAAGTAGAAAGAGTTTCTATTATTAATAAAACTCTTAATGGGCCTACTCCTTTATTAGAAAAACCAGGACCTCGTGTAGCTCAAAATAGATATTTAGAAGTAACAAATGAACTGCTTCCTTACTATGCGGCTCCAGAAGTAGCTTTGGAAAGATACGTTAGAAATGTAGTAAACACTATTAAAACAAACGAGTTTATAGGTAAAAAAAATCTACAAAAAAAAGAAGGTTTTGAAGGAGTAGATTTAGAGGATTCTATTGGTAATTTTATTAGTAGAGATATGACCTCAAGAAATTTAAAATTTGAAGATCAGCAAAAAGTAAAAGATTTGCTACGGGCTAGATTTGTGGATGGCGAAACTCCTATGGGAAAATTAGCTTCTACAATAAAAGAAGCTGGATATATGTACACCATTGCAAACCCCGTATCTGCTCTTGTTCAGTTAACTGATAGTGCTATTACAGCAGCCTTAAAAGGAACTTTTAATACGTTTACTTCTTTGGTTCTTCCTAAGAAAGTAAAGTTAACTGACATAATGGAAGCTCAAATATCTAAAGAGTTTAGTGATCCCTCGTCTCTTGCTAATGCACTACAAAAAACTTTTAAATATAGTTTGTTTCAAGCTGTAGATAGATTAGGAAAAGAAACTCTTATTAATGCGTCTTTAAAATTTAACTCTAAAATGGCTAGAAAAAACCCCTCAAGGTTTAAAGAAAGATGGGGCAATACTTTTCCAGATAATATCGAAACAGTTATGGACGACATTTCAAACAAGAGAGTTACTGAAGATGTTAAATTTCTTTTGTTTAATGAGTTGTCTGGGCAACAACCTATTTCGTTTTCGGAACTTCCTCCAGGTGCATTAGACCCTAAGTTAAGACTTTTGTATATGCTTAAGTCCTTTACGTTAAAACAAATGGATGTAGTACGAAGAGAAATAGTACAGGACTATAAAAAAGGAAACAAAGGAAGGGCTGCTCTTACTGCGTTTAAATTAGGTGCATATCTTTCAACTACAGGATTAGCAGTTAATCAGGTTAAATCAATTTTAAGTGGAGAAGAACTACTAGAGCCAGAAGAAATACCCACAGAAGCACTGTGGTCTATTCTTAGTGTTTATGGTCTTAATAAATATGTTACCGATAAGTATTTAAAAAAGGGAGAGTATGGAGAAGCTATTGGCTCTACCGTGCTTCCTCCTTTTACTATCTTAAATAATATAGGTCAAGGGTTGTATGATTTAACAGATGAAGATGCTGAAAGACAACGAATCTATAAAGCTCTTCCAGTTATAGGAAATTTAGCCTACACTTGGTTTGGAGGTGGAGCAGAAAAAGCCCTGGAAAGACAGGAACGCGAAAGGGATGCTGAGTAATGGCTGAAGAACCACTTCCCATATTTAAAAAACAAGCTGAAGAAATGCAAGGTATGTTTAGTAAAGCAGCTAATGTATCTCAGGATGTATGGGACAACATGTCTACATTAGATCGTATGGCTCTTCTATCCGCTCCTTTGCCTGTAATTGGAGATATAATAGGAGCAGTTGCGGATGGTGTAGCTATTGCTAAAGACCCCTCTGCTATGAACATAGCTCTTGGTGCTGCTGGTTTATTACCTTTTGTA